ACTGTGGATACGGTGGCTGTTATTGCGGTTGAAAAAGTACCTCCAACAAATGTAATCGTATTTCCTACGGTATACCCGGTTCCACCAGAAACAATGGTTGGTGTCCCAAAGTTACGCATCGTTATGGTCGCAGTGGCTTGAACCCCCCCTGCTGTCGTTGGCGCAGAAACTGCAACAGTTGGGGTGCTTGTGTAAGCAGACCCGTTTGCCGTTAATGTCAACGCAGTAACAGTACCGCCGTTGCTGATGTTCACCCCTGAGCTGCCGGGAGCGAGGTTGATGGCTCCTGTGCCTTTGGATTGGAAGACTTGGGAGATGTTGGTGTCGGAGCCACGCACGCCAAATATAGGGGCTGCTCCCGCTGCTGAACCAGTAACCGTGGTTTGGTTAGCGATTGTCCCAGCAGTGTGGATTACGCGAAATTGTTCTGAGCTACCAGCACCGCTAAAGAAACGATGGGGTTGACCGCCTTTAGCTTCAAACAGTAGTGCAATTGCTGCATCGCTACCTTGTGCGCTAATTACCGGAGCACCACCAGTAGCCGCACCCGTCACCTGCGCATAGTTGACTGCGGAGGCTGTGTGAGCTACAGCAAGCTGAGTTGTAGAAGTCGAAGATTGGATAAAGGTGGTTCCAGTACCCGCCACACCAAAAATTGCATTGTTTCCTGATGCAATAAGTGTTGGCGTTGTGGCTGCGCCAGTAGCAGTCCAAAATCTAGTTGATCCTGTGCCAAGGTTTGTTGTCCCCGTAGCAGTCAGCGTAGTAAACGTACCCGCAGCAGGGGTTGTCGTACCTAAAGGTACTCCGTTAATCGTGCCGCCTGTGATGGCTACAGCATTGGCATCTTGCTGGGCCATTGTGCCCAAGGTGCCGTCGATGCCAGTCAAGACGTTGATCTGGTCTTGCAGGTCCACCAGTGTGTCCAGCACCTGTTGGCTCGTGCCGCCGCCGGAGGTCACCAGCTTGATCTTCTCGGCCAGGTCAGGTGCTACGACCTCACCCACGTTCATCTCACGGCCAGTGGACAGGGTAATAACCAGTGAGCCGTCGAAGTCGATGCGAGCATCTACCACCGACACGCCGTCTTGGCCATCTTGACCGTCTTGGCCGTCCTTGCCGTCCTTGCCATCACGGCCTGGCAGACCGTCTCGGCCCGCTGGACCGTCCTTGCCCGCCGGGCCGTCCTTGCCGTCCTCACCGTTCTTCAACGAGGCGACTTTGCTCTGGATGTCGTAGTTCAGGCTGTCGAACTTGCCCTCGAAATCCGATTTGATCTTCTTGAGACCTTGGATCACCAGCTCGGCGCTCTTGCCGATGGAGATTTGCCTTTGCTCTTCCAAATGGGCCATCGCCGATTTTTGAAGCTCCAGCACAGCCGTCATCTGCTCATCGGCTGTCATCCCTTCGAGGTTTTTCAACAGTTCCATTATTTCAACTCCGAGGTGATGCGGTCAAGAAATGCCTTCTCTATCTTTTCCGACATCTGCAACTCGACCATCTTGCTCTTGTTCTTCATGTCAGCTTCCTTGAGCATCAACTCAGCGATCTTCACCCGCTTGTCGAACTCGTTGGACTCGTTGCCTGCTGGCAGGTTCTTGGTTGTCGATGCGATCACCTTGGCCTGCACCTCCTGCGGCATGAGCTGCGCCTCGGCCATCAGCTTGGTCGCCTCTGCCCGGTTCTGCTCGGCCTGCGTGGTGTTCACCGCGATCTGAGCCTGCGCCGCTTGCATGGCCAACTGCTGCTGGGCCTGCTGCATGGCTTGTGCCTGTGGGTCTGGCTGGCTCATCTGGTCCAGCGCTGCCATCAGTTCGTAGCGGTTGGAGAGGCTGGAGTTGCCCAAGATGCCCTTCAAGATCAGCGGCAGCACTGGCGTGTTTGGACCCAGTGTCTGCAAGAGACCAATGAACTGCTGCTGCTCGTACTCACGGGCAATGATGCCCAGCGTCGCCGTTGGCACGAACTTCATGTCCACGCTCGGATAGCGCTCGGGGTCGAACTGCATGTACCTGAACGCCGCCTTTTGGATGAACGGGATCAGGAAGTCTTCTTGGAAGTTGACCAGCGTGCGCTTGTACTTCTTGATGATCGTGGCCACAGCCATGCTCATGCCAGCACCGTCTCGGCTGACTTGGCTGACCATGCCTTGGCTGTCCAGCGTGCCAGTGGCTTGCAAGAGCATACGCTCGAACTCTTTGGCCGTGTTCAGGTTGTTCAGGCTCGTCTCGCCGAACTTGAACGGGTACAGAATCTCGGCTGGGTTGCCGTTGACCATGAACGCTTTGCCTGGCTTGACCTCGAACCGGGCGCCGCGTGGCAGTCGGGTGGCGTCCATGCCCATCATAGGTGAGGTCGTCAGGGCCAGCGAGTCTAAGTGGCTCCTGACTTGAGCGTCAATCGCCTTTTGCATGTTGTAAGACTTTTCCACCGTGCCACGGCCGAGCAGGCGGTTGGGCACAGTGTCGTCTTGGTAGCTCAGGACCGGGCGGTCCTTCATCATGTACGGGTTCTCTTCCGCTTTGAGCAGCAGACTGCCGTTGGCGATCACAACAATCGCCTCGACCATGTCCGAATAGTCCTCAGCCGCTGAATCGTCAGGGAACAAGTCCTCGACCTCAGTGTCTTCCTCTGTTAGGTATTCGCGTGGCACCAGACCGTAGTACTTCAACAGCAGCACTTTTTCATCGCGGTACTGACTCATCTCCTGAGTCGGCTCCAGATCGGTGTCCTCATACGTTGGGGTGATGTTCACCTTGCGGTAAATGCCCTTTTCGATGCCTTCGACGATCTTGTGGATGCCCACATACGACTCAATCGCCACACCCATGCAGTCGTCTATAGACGTGCCGTTGGGGTCAAACAGGAAGTTTTTCGGGTTGACGGGCATGATTTTGACCGCAATCCGGCTTTTTTCCACCACGCCGATGGCCGCTTGGCCAACTTGCCCTGGAATTGCCTGTGTTGCTGGTTCAAATATCTTTTCCGTCTTCACGACGATCTCGCCGATGCCTGTGCCGTAGATTTCGGCCATCAGCTCGATCTGATCAATCGCTTTTCTGATCTTGTCCTGCTTGAAGTCCTCCATGAGCTGGTTTTTCAGCACTTCAACGTCCAACGGACTGCCGTTGACGTCTTTAAGGTCGTCTTCAATGTCGAAAAAGTCGCCTTGCCCGAAGATCGCTTCCATGATCTCCGCGTGCCGGGTCTCCACCGCCTGCTGGGTAGCAGGAGTCACGATGCGTGAGCGCTCTGACTCGCGTGTTTTGTCTTCGGAAGCCCACTCACCACGGAAAATGCGCTCGTATTCGAGGTAATCGTCCAGAAAGTTGGTGTTGCGGTAGTCGCGCCAGCGGTCGCAATGGTCAACGACGAAAGCCGTCAGCTCCTTGTCGTTCTCTGTCGGCTCGTCGAACTCATTTTGATCCATTTTTGACCCCTGAAATTACCACCGTCAAGGCTTGTTCGACAGGTAGTTTATTGCGGATTGCAAGACAAGCACATTGTCTTTTGCGTTGCCAAGCATTGTATTGCAGTACTGGCAAAGCAACCCCCTTACTTTACCCGTTTCATGGCAGTGGTCAACAAACAGCCTGCGCTTGAGGTTGTTTTCGTGCGTTTTGCAGATTTTGCATGAGCTGTTTTGCGCAGCCAACATCGCTGCATATTGCTCTTGGCTCAACCCATACAACGCTTTTAAACTGTAGCCACGCGATCTGTCTTTATTAACTCTATAGTATTCAGTTAGCTTTTGTTTTTCTTTTGCTGGATTTTTTGCGTAATTGATCTTTCTGTTCGCCTTTGCGCAATCCAAGCAGTAAGACGACAAACCTGTTTTCTTGGATTTATCTTTGCCAAACGCGGAAAAAAACTTATCCTGCTCGCATTTTGGGCATCGCTTTGTGGCTTCAGACACCAGAGATAACATCAAGTGGCTCCCAATCATCAGACTCGTCGTCTTGAAAGTAAGACGTCACCGCGAGCTGGTCAATATAAGACAGGGCGTCGGGTAGATCGTCGTGCACCCCCTGAGAAGGGAATAGCAAAAGCTGGTCCACGAACGTGTCCCAGTCTTCTTCGCTGTTCAGGACGATTCTACCGTGTTCAAATCGGCCTTGCAAAGACCAAATCACCCTGTCTGTTTTCTTCCGATTGCCATGCGTCAGGTCCACAATATGACTGTAGACGTTGTTTTTTCGCATCAAATCCGACAAATACGGCAGAACCGCGTTCTTGAGCGCGCCTCTTTCGATGCCGATGGACAGCGGGCGATAGTCCCGCATCTTCATCAGTATCTTCGCCGCCGTTTCGCGGATATCCCAGCGTCCGTGCTCGATCTCTTTCACGAACCACTTGCCGTCGTCCGTCACCTTCACCACCGCAATCGCCGACTCGTCCAGCCTTTTTTTGCTGTTGGCCGCCTGCTTGGCCACTTCTTCAAACCCAGCCAAGTCGACTGCCACGAAGTAACTGCCGTAGTCCGGCTCGGTGCCGTACTTGATCCACTCCTCTTTGAAGACGTCGGCGCCCGCATTGCTGAAGCTGGCCAGATATTCCTGTTTGAACGCAAACGTGGACAAGGTCTTCTTGGCGCTTTCAATCTCGGTGGGGTCGATCAGCGGGTTGTCCTGTGTCGTGAAGTGCCAACTCTTCCAATCTTTGTCCTGGTCGTCTTGCCCCAACTTCCACAGGTCGTGAAACCAGTTGCGCCCTTTGGGCGTGCCGATGAACATCCCTCGGCCCTTGCGGTCTGACAAGCTGGCCCGAATGACCTGCTCCCACGCCTCTGGCTTGATGTCGGCCACCTCGTCCAGAACCGCATACGTCAGCGACACACCGCGCAGCGTGTCCGGTCGGTCTGCGCCCCTGACGTAGATACGCGCTCCGTTGACCATCGTGATGTCCAGATTATTGACGTGTGATGACTGGATCACGTCTCGCCCGAGGTCGAGCAGCAAGTCCCATATGATCTGCCGCGACTGACCCATCGTTGGGCTGACGTACAGCACCGCACTGCCCGGTGGGCACTTGAGCGCTTCGATGATCAGAGTTGTGGCGGCGAGTCTGCTCTTGCCGCAGCGCCGCCCGGCAGCGATCACTTTGAACCGGTGGTCGTCGGCGTAGACCTGTTGCTGCCAAGGCAGCAGAGAGAAGTTGAGGTCAGACATTTGTTATGTCCTCAGCATCAATGACTTGGGGCGCTTCGCCCAGACCCGTGATGTTGATCGTGATGGCGCTGCGCTGGTTCTTGTCCTTTTCGAACATACCTATCGGCAGCGTCCTGTCCATGCACATCTTCAGCGCCGCCATCTGACCTGGGTGATCGTCGTTCAGCGCAATCTGGATCACCTTCTCCGCGACATCCTTGCCGCCAGACCGGATCATCAGCTCTTTCAGTTCTTTGATGCGTTGGTGATCCGTCTTCGGTAGCACCGCCGGCGGATTCTCTGCGTACCTCTGGATCGTCATCTTGAGCGGTCGCCCGCGTTTTTTTGGCTCTGTCACTTTTGTCCTCTCGGGAAGTTGGCGTCGTCATTGTAGGTCAAATAGTCATTTTTTTTTCTAGCCGGGAGTCGTCAGGCTGAAAAGTCCAATTTGACTTTTTCGGTGTAGAGGA